AGTTCGTTGCAAAGTGCTTTGGCTACGGTTGTTTTACCACATCCTGCAGGACCAGCAAGCAGCATGTTAGGTATCTCACCTTTATCTAGGAAGTTTTGAAATGTCTTCTTAGTATTGTCAGGGAGTATACACTCTTCAATAGTTTTGGGTCGATATTTCTCTACCCAAAGAAATTCATCACGCATTTTTCATTCCAAAGGTCTTTTAAAAGTTTCAGACACATAATCGGTAGCACCCATTGCTTCGTACATATAACGAGCAGCGGACTTAGGATTTGTGTGCTCTCCACATGTAAACACATCACACACTGCCATTCCATTTTCAGGCCAAGTATGAATACTAATATGACTCTCCGCAAGGAGAGCAACAGCAGTTACACCTTGAGGTTGAAACTTATGTGATTGAATGCCTAGAAGTGTGCTCTCCGAGAGAGTAGCACCATTTGCAAGTACATTGCGAATGTGTGCTTCATCATCCAACAATCCATAAGGACAACCCTTAAGGGTAAAGAGAATGTGTATCATCCGAATGTAGAATCAGGTTCCAGAGCGATGTAATAAGTAAGGTCTTGATTCTTACTAGTAAAGCGAGACAGAAGTTTCTGAGAGACAACTACTTCATAAGTTCCAGGAAGAATCTTGATGTTCTCAACTTTAAAGTTGAAAGCAAACTCAGAATTAGTTTCACCAACATTAACAGAGAAACTATTGGACGTGTCATTCTTCTTATCGCGAACGACAAGTTTGACAACACCTGCTTCACCAATAGCAGAGAGATCAGGAAGTTGATAAACAGCAGCTGCCTTCAGAAGTTTTTCCATCTGATCAGTGTTCAGTTCAAAGCAGGCATCTTCGCTAGGAAGATTGATTGCTTTCTCTGGAGGGGTCACAATGACATTAGGATCTGCAAAGAAATACTTGGAACGCATCTTACCTTCACGGATGAACACATAACCCTCATTCTTGAAATCAAGTTCAGGACTGTTGTGCAAACCGAGTCCATTCAGGAACTGGTTGAGATCGTAGATACCAAAATCTTTGGGGATATCTTCGGGGATAGTTGCTTCTGCCAGAATATTTTTCATCACACTAATAGTGCGAAGTTTGTTACCCTCCTTGAATAGAATCGATTGATTGATAGAAGAAAAATTCTTCAGTAGTGACAGAGTTTTGTCAGACAGTTTCATAGGGCTACGGAGTTTCATCACTGAGGGTAAGTTTCACGTTGTGCGTTTTTGTCGTTGAAGTGCATCAGAAGCACAGCATAGTGCAGAATCTTCATGATGTCACGACGAGCAGTGCCTTTCTTATCATAGCGAGAGGCATACTTGAGGATATTACTGCGGCAGAAGGATTCACCATCACCACACGCTTCAATCAAATCAAGTGTTTGGATCTTATCATCACCAGCAGAATAATGCTGATTGTATGTACCAGTAATATAATCTTTCAGTTCTTTGAGGATTACGTCCTCACTATATTTGTATTTGTTGTTTTTCTCTGTGCAAGGAAAATCTGGAATGTTAAGGTCAAAAGAGACACTATCATTACCATAAGATCCAAAAGGAACTGCTTCAGCAGCACCAACAGCAGAATGATCAAAAGAAATATAATCACTACCTGCCGATCCGGCAATGGGTGATCCAATATTCAAACTGTCGGTATCTGCAAAAGGATTAGGTCGATTAGGATCATTGCGATCATAATCATAATAATACTTTGAATGTTCAGTCATGTTCAATTCATCAAATAATAAAGACCAAGAGTTAATCATATTCTATCAGTCAATTCCTTGACCGTCAATTGGCATTTCAAAGTCAGCATCAACTTTGTCATACAGTTCCAAGAATGCTTGCTTTGTCTCATCATCAAATCGATTCAAGCAAACTTGAATTGCTTTTGCCTTGTCGCCAAAAATACGATGGGCGCGAACGATATGAACCAAGCGACGAGTGGAGATAACATCCTCAATACCACCATCATAGAAGGTCTTGCGGATGATGTCTGCCCAGTCAGCAAGTCGCTTGCAGAAGTTTTCATCAGCACAGAGTTTGCTAAGAATCTTCTGCTCGATTGCAGATGTGGGATACTCTTGCTCAAAGGTTACTGGGAATCGCTCAAGGAAGGCTTCGTTGAGCACGTTAGTTCCAATGAATCGTCCGTCGTCGCTACCTTTACCTTTAGTGTTGGCAGTGGCGATGACGTTGAATCCACTTGCAGGGTCAACTCGCCGTCCGATTTTTTTAAGGAAAACTCCCTTCCCTTCAAGGATGCTTTGGAGACAGAGAATTTTATTAGAGGCAAGGTCGATCTCGTCAAGGAGCAAGATAGCTCCTCG